AGAATATACCATAGATCATTATCGTATTTATGGTACAGTTCATGATGAATTTGGCTATGATGGAGAAGAGACATACAATGAAATCAATCCCGGCGATTGAACGGCGAATCAGCATCATGAAAAGCATTATCGGGTTGACGAATGTCGGGATGAAACAGCAACTCGAAGATGCCGACATAGATATCATATTCAACGACGTATTGCCGGAAGACCTGAAAGAAACGATCACGGCAATATCAATAGCACGAGGTGGGGAACCAATCATGAGTGAGGAATCAGCAGTACGCATGAATCCGCTTGTAACAGACGCAGAGAAGGATATTGAGATATTAACAAATGAAAAAGTGGCGTTGAAGTCATTTGCTGAATCGTATGGAGTGTAAATGAAAAAAGAATTATTGTTCAGCTTGCATAAAAATGATTTCATTGTGCAAACATTTCGTGCTGGTGGCAAAGGTGGACAGAAACAGAACAAAACATCCAGCGGTGTTCGAATTATACATCCGGCATCTAATGCACGTGGTGAATGTCGTGAAGAACGCAGTCAGCCGATGAATAAAAAAATCGCATTTAAGAGATTAACAGAAACTGATAGATTTAAATTATGGGTTAAAATGCGGGTTGCTGAAATTACAACTGGTGAAACAACAGAACAATGGGTCGAAAGAATGATGTTACCAGAGAACTTAAAAATAGAACTCGTTGAGGTATAAATATGCCCGAATATAAACCGTGGTTAGGAATATCAATATGGATATTCGGAAGTGCGGTTGCTGTATTATTGGCTATTCAAGAAATCATAAGCCGAAATGAGGCATCACTGCTTGTATGGGTATTTTTTGTAATACCTATTCTGTGGTCATGTAATGATGGGGGCGACTAATGAACCAAATTAACAAAAAACTCGATCCGGAACAAGACCGACTACCCTGTGAACAATGTTATAAATGCTATTCGTATGATGCAACCGAAGGCGTATGTGATGAATGGGGAAAGCCCGTAGATATAAATGGTTGGTGCGAATTATATGATACAATAGGGGGAACAAATGGAAAAAGTACTTTATAAAATCGCCGCTGAATTATTGCATTATGCATCAAATCAATTTTCCTGTCATACCTGTAATGATTATGAAATATCAAACACAAAAGAGAATATGGCATTTATTAAAACATTTGAAGATGAGATAAATATTTCTGATAATGGTGAAAAAATATATTTATCAGACTGGATTGTTATGGAAGCTTGCGCAAATGAACTTGAAAAAATGGCAAAGTTATGAACGCCTTTGAACGAGAACATGTCCGGGACATAGCACTACGCAATCAGAAAATAAGCCGAGTAATCGATGGTGCAATGACTGACCTGTCGAAACGATTTCAGACAGTCAAAGGCAAACGATTTGCCAAAGTCCTGAATGACCGGTTTGCGGAATTGCGAGAGCATATAAAAACAAATACTGCCGATGGTGTCCGCAATCAATGGATGCTCGCAAACGAGAAAAACAACGCCATGATAGATGGCTATCTTGCCGGTGTTACAATATCAAAAGAACTTGCACAGAGTTTCCGTACGCCGAATCTGGGTGCGTTAAATGCGTTTATCGATCGGACAGAAAACGGCATGAACCTGAGTAAACGTGTCTGGCGAATGACGAACGGCACGAAGAAAGAGATCGAAAGTCTTATATCCCAGGGTGTGCTTGAAGGCAAATCGGCGCGGGTGCTGTCGAAAGAACTGAAAGGATTTGTCAAAGGCAAGCCGATACGATACCAGGGAAAACTTATCAAGGGCGCAAATCTAAATTATCAGGCAATCCGGCTGGCTGCTACTGAAATGAATATGGCATTTAGAACAGCAGATTATCTGCAAAATTCGAGGTTACCGTTTGTTACGGGTGTAACGGTGGAACTGTCGGCGGCACACCCGCGGGATGATATTTGCGATTCTTTGCAAGGTCATTATCCAAAGGGATTTAACTTCACGGGCTGGCACGTTTTGTGCATATGTTTCGCCACATGGGACACCTTACCGAAAGAAGAATTTGCTAAATACATTGAGACCGGCAATATCGATCAAAGGCGGTTCACGACAGCGATTCCACAGCGGGCGCAACGGTATCTTGAAAAGAACGGGGAACGGCTGATTGGATATAAAAATACGCCATATTGGCTGAGGGACAATTTTACGGATAAACTCGTACTCAAAGATTTTGTGCAGACTCCGATCATGGAAACTGCAGTTCCGATGGTTCCGAAAAAAGAAGACTTAAATCCAGTTACAATGATGCAGACGGAGGCAGAAATGAAAGCAAGTGAATATAAAACATATCTATCAAGTATGGAGGGAAAATACACGAAAGAAAAAATGTATCAGGCAATGAGTGACGCGGAATTAGACAAATTGACTAATTTGGAAGAACTTGCTTATAAAGCGAAAAAAAGTACGCAGATTGTCACGGAAACAACTAAGAATTATATACCAACTAAAGAATATGTTACGCCGGGCGGAAACAAAATACCAACATTTGCTGACCCAGAAGAATATATCGAACATTATTTTTCAAAGCCAATACCGGAAAACATATGGCTACATGGAAGCAGAATGGATGCTCTTGACTTATCAAAGAATTTCAAACAAAAAAATATGGAAGGATATGCAAACTATCTATTTACCACCAAGAATCCCGCCGTTGCGGAACATTATTCAAAATCAATAAACGGTTTTTTTGCCGTTGAAGAAAAAAGAGGCATAAAAACGTTCTTAACAAGGGACGAAACAGTAAAAGATAGAATAGCGAGACAATTAGTTGATAAAAAACTGATTAATAATATCGATAATTTAGACCATTATTCTTTGGTACAGGATACAAAACGTTGGCTTGGGGTTGATGATGTTGTTGAAAACTCTATATATGATAATAATGCAATAGTAAAAGAAATATCAAAAATGGGATATGATGCAATAGAAACCAGCAAAGAAAAAATATTTATAAAACCGTGGGAGTCGTTGAAAATAATAGAAAAGCCTAAACTTGCGGATTAACATCACGACCGAAACCAACAGGGAATAATCCATAAATGCCTATTGATATTGAGCAAATAAGGTCTGATTTTATGAATCAATTGGAATTAGACTATAAAGAAAAGGAATTATTGAAACCACGTAACAACCGTGAATACTGGTTATTTACGGAAATATGGCAAAGGTGTGATGATTTATTTAAAAAACTGAAAGAAGAAACCAACCAGGGGGAACAATGGTAACACCTGTAATAACAAAACAAACATTCAATGTAACGATTGAGGCTGATTTTACACTGCCGGAAAGCACCGTTGAAATAATATTGCTGGATTGGGCAAGAAAAAATACTGAAATGGGTATGCCCGTAAGATTTCATTCAATTAAAATCGAAGAAACAAACCAGGGGGAAACATGACAGACCGAAAAACAACAAAACTTGCTTTCATTCAATAAATAGCATACGATTCGAGCCGATTAAAAAGGAAAATCAATGAAAGTTCCACTATGTGATTGCGATATTATGAATGTTACGATTATTGCACAAGGGGATGGTTTAAACCATGCAACCATAACATGGTGCGAGAAGCACGGGAAACTTACGACCTGTTATATGTGCGATCCTAAAAATAAGACAACTGAATTATGCCCGAAACATCTTGCCATATTTCTTGAACGCATTATGAATCGGTTTGGATATTACCGATTGCCGAGATATTGGATATGGAAAGTTAAAGATGACGGCACGGAAACCAGATTTATGTATGGGTATAGACGAACAGTTTATAGCTATTATGATATGCTTGATTTTACAGCAGTTCTTAATAATTGCACAACAAAGGGGATACCAATTAAATATCGTGTCGAAAGGATAGAAAAGCCATGAAAACAGACTGGAAATGGGAGCCTGTGATGTGCTTGGATGGGATGATCCGCATCCTGCACCAAGATTATGTTGCGATGAACCGGGATGTAAAGAGCGGTCAACATGCGGAACTCCCACACCTCACGGATATAGACGGACATGCTGTTAACCAACAGGGGGGAACTATGAAAGTAGAAAGCTTCACAGAATTGCACAGTAAAAATTGTGAGTATTTTAATTCTCTTCCGATGTGGTCCCATATTATAGTTGGCATCTTGAATATAATAATATTTGGTATTATATTTTATTATGGCATAAATTATTAAAAGGGGGAAACATGAATCGATATAATGCGGATGAAAGGTGTCCGAAATGTGGGTGTACAGGAATAAAAAACGAGTACAAAGTAAAAGGTACAAAAGAACAGGTCATATATTTTTCCGAAGGATATCCTCAACTTGGCATTAGTATCGCCGAACAAGACCATATTAAGCGAACTTGTTTAAACTGTGGTTATTACTGGGAAGAACTACCTCTTGACAAAGAGACAGAGAGGGGAACCATGAAGGTTGAACTAAAAAACAACGTATTTGAGGCTACACAGTGGTTTAAACCCGGCGATCATCCGGCGGTATATAGTGGTAATGATGGTAATATACTTGATTCTGAACATGGCGATTGTGGCCGTGATTGGCACGGCAAAAATTATTACATCGTTAAACCCGGCGATGTTATTGTCGAGATGCCAGACGGCATACATCTTTACGGTTATGAGGAGTTTCGTGAGCTGTTTGTGAACTCATGGGAATAAATAAGGGATGCAAAAAACTTTTAAGAGGAATAAAACTATGAAAAAACTTGCTTTCATTTGCGCAATCGGACAAGAAACATTTATAGAACCAATTGCACAACAGTTCGAACAGAACGAAAATTACCAGGTACACCGGTATTATACGAACAAGCAGGCCGACATTATCGACGCCGTGAAATGGGCCGATATTATTTGGCTCGAATGGTGTAACGAAATATCGATTTATGCAAGTAACCTGTATCAGATACAGAAGAAAGGCGTTATTTTGCGGCTGCACAGTTATGAGGCGTTGTCCGATTTGCCGAAAGCGGTGAAATGGGAGTCCATTGACTACCTCGTCTTTGTGGCCCCGCACATCAAAGAAATCGTCAAGCGCAAAATCCCGGACCTCGAGGAACGTGTCTGCACAAAAGTTGTGCCGAATGGACTCGACATGAGCCAGATAACAAAAAATGCGGAACTCAGTCCTTATGATATTGCATATGTCTGCAATATCAATCATAAAAAGGAACCAGCCCTCGCATTACAGATCATGGCCGAACTGGTAACGGAAAACCCTGATTACAAACTGCATGTCGCCGGCGCGTGGCAGGATGAGCGGTACAAAATATACATGGAGCACATGGCGCGGGAAATGGGGATCGAGGATAACATCATATATTACGGGTTTGTACAGGATATGGATACTTTCTGGCAAAACAAAGGAATCATCCTATCAACATCGATACATGAAGGACATCCGTATAACATCATGGAGGGCGCGGCCAGAGGACTCCGGCCTATTGTTCATAATTTCATGGGGGCGCGTGACCTGTATCCGGCTTCATGGCTTTTCAATACTGTTTCGGACGCGGTCCATGTGATACAGCTGCGGTGTGATTATGTCGGCAGTGACGGTATGCAGTACGTCATTGACCGTGGCTGGACACTTGAAAGCATGATGTCGCAGTTCAGAGAGCTTGTCGGGAAAGCGGTGGGGGCCGAGAAATGAAAATCCCACGTTTCATCCTGAACGCATGGTTTTACGAAAAGCTGACACGACTCAGGATATTTGATTATTTCCGCACTCGGTATTACCGCCGGAAAATCAGACGTGGTGTATATGTTTTGGAACGTCTTGATGACTGGATGTATGATGCAGGATATAAACGGCAAGAACGGCGGCAGTTCTGGCGGGAATTTACATCGAAACAAGGGGCGCGTGATAAACTGTTTGAAAGGATGGGAAAATAATGGAAAAATACGACCACAAGAAACCGTGTATTAAATGCGGAGAATTGTTAAGAAATGTCTCTTTTATTCGCAAAGGTTCTTTTGTCGGTTTGGCATATCAAAATGTTGAGAAATATGATTTTGCTGAATTAGACGAACACGGTAATCCGATTGCAAAATACGATTATATTTACGTATTCTGTAAGGTATGTGGTTATGAATGGAGAGCACTCCCCCACGATAATACATTTAAATACCCGTGGGAGAAGGAATAATGAAAAAATCCTCCGTAAAATGGATTGACAGATGTATTATTGAAAGTCCTATATATATCGCATTATGAAGGGTGACCTGAACGAACATAATCCAAGCACTGAATTTGAGGCATATTCGATTCAGATGATAGCACAACGCCTTATCGAAAAGTTGAGGGGAAAATGAAACAATATATTTGTACGGGGATGCAGGCGTATTTTTTTAATTCAACGACAGGAGAATCACGCTTTGAACCATTCACCGAAATAGAAATGAGACTAAAAAAACATGCTGGTGACCACGGAGGATGTGAACAAGAGCACGTAGCACGTCAATATATGCATTATTCTGAAGAATTAAAGGATTCTCTCGGAAATATTATACTTCCGGCACTTAAAAAACCAGAGGTAGAAGTACCTGAAAAATATACCTGTCATGGATGTAGATTTTTACGATATAAAGAATGTCCGCATCTGCAATGTGAAAAACCAGACAGTGCCGAAAAATATTATTCATGCGGATTATTTATCCAGAGTCCTATTGAATCGGCAATAAAAGAATATTTTGCAACACAGGAGTTGATCTGTAAGAGAATTTTTGAGGAATTGGAGGTAGAGAAATGAAACTCCCCCGATTAATCATTAAATTATGGTTCTACGAGAAACTTATCCGATTATAAAATTATACCAATATGCAGAGAACATCACACAGTTATAGTGCAACGTGTTGTGTTTCACATGATAAATCCATAAACGGCTCTCGATATCGTGTAATTCTTTGTTAGAAAATTTATCCATTTTCATACCATCTGATAAAATTATTCATTGCTCAAAAGAATGTCCGCATCTGCAATGTGAAAAACCAGACAGTGCCGAAAAATATTATTCATGCGGATTATTTATCCAGAGTCCTATAAAATATGATTATCAAGAACCGAATAAACTATTGAGAAATACACCATGTATGAATGCGAATATCGTTGAAGTCGAAGAAGAAATAAAACCTAATCCATTTTATCAAATAACAGGCAAAGAAGGACAAGGGGTATAATTATCATGAAAACAGTATCCGAAATAACCGAATACTACGATAACAAACTACCGTATTTTAAATATGATATCGAATATCAGAATCCAAGGCATAACAGAATTAAAACATCGTTAAGTGGTATTGTTAAGCGAGATAGTAAAGTGCTTGAACTTGGCTGCGGAATCGGTGTCATATCGAAATTTATGGCGCAACTAGGGGCACATGTAACAGCAGTTGATCTATCGCCGAAAGTGATTGAATATGCTCAAGCAAATATGAGCCATAAGAATATTGAGTATGTTAATCAGGATATAACCGATATGATGCCAGCAACGGCATATGATGTTATTGTTCTTGCGGATGTATTCGAGCATATACCGTGTGAGAAAATAAACAAACTGATGAAAGTTATTAAAACCGCAAGTAATGAGAAAACCGTTATATATTTGAATATACCTGATGGTCGCTTTCAGTCATACATGAAACAAAATCATAATGAATCATTGCAGATAGTAGATGAAGTGTATCATATACCTGAAATACTCGTCACCTTCGGAACAATAGGATACACTGCTACACGCATAGAAATGTACGGAATTGACGTTGTATATCAATATAATGAGGTATTATTTACATCATCAAAGCGTATGGATATATATTATGCGGCGTTAAATGAACGTATTCGAGGTAAATAATATCATGGTAAAGTATAAAGACAGACAGAAAGAATACTATCTGAAAAATAAGGACAAAATAATATCTAATGTCAGAAAATGGCAACATGATAATCCTGAAAAGATACGGATATACCGAAAGCGACGGTCAAAAAAACAATCCGAATATTACAAACAGTGGTATAAAAATAACGGGCGTAATAGATAGGAGTGTAAATATGGAAGTAAATATCAAGAAATCACTTGACATAAACGAATTTTTGGTTAATATTAAGAACATGGTAGGAGAAAAACCAGTATTATCGGAATCACAAGGCCGGTATTATGGCAAAATATCAATTTATTTCGAGGACGGGAAAATTGATCATATAGAGAGGTACGAGACAGTTAAATAAAAAAAATACATCATCTATTATAAAATAATATAAATCTGGTGACGGATGCAACCGAGCCGGACGCTATTAAAGCGTTCGGCTTTTTGTTTATATGGAGGTAATAAAATGAAAAAAATTGTACTTGTATTTGCTTCATTGCTTTTGTTTGGAGCATTATCAGTATCTGCACAGCGCCTTGTCATCGCTTATAGCGACACAACGACTATGAGTTCTCCTGGGAATTCAAGTGCTTTGTCATGTGTTGGGTATAATTGGATAGCATGGTATTTTAAGGTCGCATCCATCAATACGTCGGTTGGTGTGGCTCTTCAGTTAAAGAGCGGTGATGGGCGGTGGACTGCCGTTATGTCTGATTCACTTGTTTATGATGGGAATGGTGATTTTGGACTGCTTTGCCAGATACCGAGTATTGCTGATTCTGTACGATTCAAATGGATTTCAGAGGGCGGCGGAACAAGCGCCATTATAACGCACAATGCGCAACTGAGTGGAGGTAATTAATATGAAAAGATTTATACCGGTGATGTTAACCTTAATTATTTTATTAAGTATATTTATTGCTAATGAGTATACAGCAAGGGCGGAAACCGTTTTATTGTCTGGTAATCCCATTAGCCTCGAAATTCTTTCGGCAGCGGCGGCGACAGATTTGGCAGATAGTATTGAGGCCCTACATGCCAATGCCCTCGTTTATGTTGTTGCGGTTAGGGACTCGGTCAAGAATACACATACTAATTTACTTTCTCGCATAATTGCGGTACGTGATTCTGTCTCTAATACGCATAAAAACTCACTGATATATATTGATACTGCTATGGATACAACTACGAGTGCGCACTCAAATATTCTTGCACTAACACTTGCTGAAACGACTGCTATTGAGGATACACTTACAGACGTTCATGGTGCTCTAAAGATATTTGAATTGGCAACCGGTGACACTCTAACTGACTTGCACGGAGCTGTGAAAATATTTGAATCGGCAACAGCCGACACTCTAACAGACGTTCATGAAAAAATTGAAATACTTGATTCGTTGCTTGATGATATTCAGGGCGCAACTGGTGTTTTTAATGAACAAGCTGATGTACCTATCACAGTGACTGCTCTTGCTGATTCAGAAACGACTGTGTTGAATTTACGAACCGCGGATACTCGTTTTCTTATTAGAAATTTAAGAATAAAGTCTGCTGATCCTGGGGCAAATACATGTACTGTCAGGCTCTATGAATTTATCAATGATGTATTCGTGAGCGTAGATACGTTTGAAATTACAACGGCAAATTTCACAAATTATTTTAATCTCTATGATCTGTTCGGTGAAACGCAGCTTGCTGGTGATAATTTTATGATAACGGTGGGGATGGATGCAGGCACCGCGGCTATAACTGGGCAATATTCATACGCGAAAACCAATAATTAAAAAAGGAGAATAATTAAATGTTATTTGAACAGGAAATCAAACAAGCACTGCGTAATGCAGGGTTGAGTGAAGACCTGGTCAGTCGTATTAAAGTTAAAAATGCGGCTGATATTGAAGGGTCTGTTCAGAAACTTCAGAAGGAAATTGAATTGACAGAGGCTGTTAAAAAAGCTGGATTGGATGATGAGTTCAAGCGTTACGTACAGTCAGAAACGGATCGTCGGGTAACAGAAGCAATCCAGACACATACTGACAAACTCAGAAAGGAAATTGAGGATGAGCTTGCTAAAAAATCGGACAAAAAAACCGAAGAACCGACGGACGATAAAAAAAAGCAGGCGCAAGACTCAGACGAAAAAAAATCGATGACCGAAGAACAAAAAGAACTGCAATCATTACGTGAGACCATTAAGAGTCTTGATGAGAAACTCAATGGGCTGACAACCAAGCTGACTCAGAGCGAAATGAATAATCTCATTCGTGAGGAACTTGGAAAAGCAGGGCTGAGTGAAGAATTTGCCGCTTATGTAAAAGTCGAGGATCAAACCAAAATTGCAGAGGCTGTATCCGACTTTAAGGCAAAACTGGATACACACCAGCAAGGTATCATCGACAAGAAACTCGAAGCTGGCGAACTGTCATCGGTAAAGAAGGGAAGCGCAGGAGCGACACTTGAAGAATCGCAGATTGCGGCATATGCAAAGAGCCTTGATGCAAAAGGTTCTCAAAAAAGTCCAGACTTCCCGGGCAAACTATCAACAGAAGCAGAATCCACACTTGTAAAGGAGTAAAAATATGTCATTAGCAGTTACTAAAGAAACGGATACTCAATATAATCCGGTGTTTTTGAGTATCCTCGAAGATGTTGTCGGAGGGGTGACGATCAGCACGACCAGAATCCCGACGACAACCAAGACGCTTGCACCGGGCACACCGCTTGCCGCAAGCGCGTCTTCGGTCGGGCTGTATAACATTGTAAAGACAGCCAAACTGAAACGCACACTCGGTACGGCGGCATGTGTGACTATTTACGTCTACAGTTCTGATTTGCCGAACTCTCCAGGCCATGAGTTTAAGGTCGGCGAATATGTTATGGTTGATGGCCGTGGTTCTGCGGCTACAATCGCGGCTATCACTATCGGCACGAAGACGAACGGTGTTGGAACTGACACTATTGTATTCACGGCTGGCGGTGGTGGTTTGAACTGCACCGCAGTTACGAATACGGTACTTGTTGAGGCTGGCAATGATCTGACAACTGGAGCGGCTGTTAAGTTTAGTGCCGATTGTCTGTTGCGCGATGCTGTCAGGGTACGCAAAGACGACGGAACGACACTAGCCAACGTTATGGCTGGCGCGGTTGTCCGTGGGTCTGTTAATGAATCAATCCTGCCTTACGCGTCTCCGACCGAAGGCGTAAAAACACCCTTAACCGCCAGAATACGCTTTGCCTAAGGAGGTGAATCTTAATGGAACGCTCTATATTAAAAGAAGCTACACAGAAAAACCTTGAGATTTATCTCAAGAACAGGGTATATGACAAGCTCTATTATCCTGATTTTTTCCCCATTAAACGGGTTAATACACTGTCGTATGAAACGCTTATCGGGAGCAAGGGCAACCGGGTTGCGGCTGACGTTGTCAGCTACAATTCCAGCGCACCGGAAAAGACTCGCAAGGTTATTTCCAAACTTACCGGCGATATTCCGCCTATCAGGATGAAAAAAATCATGAAAGAAAGCGATCTGAATGATTATAACATCCTGAAAGCAACCGGTGGAAGTGATATGACTCAACTTCTTGACCTTATATTCGGCGATGTTAACGCTTGTATTGACGGAGTAAATGGCCGTCTCGAATGGATGGCTATTCAGGCACTTGCAGGCGGGACTATCACGCTTTCGACAACGAACAATGCCGGTGTTGTGACCGAGTCTGCTATTGATTTTCAACTACCGTCAGCAAACAAAGAAGTTTGTTCGGCTGCTAATCAGTACTGGACAACTGGTGCGTATTCAACGAATGCACCTATATCTGTGATTGAAACTATAGTTGCGGAAGCGAAAGCTGGTGGTTCAAAAATCCAATATATCGTTATGAATATGTCGAAGTGGATCGCTTTCCGTACGTCAACGCAGGTGCAGAATTATTGCAGTGCGCTGTTCGTTTCGGGTGCATGGGTGAAGCTTGCGCCGTCCTTGAAGATGGTAAATGAGATGCTGGTATCTCAGGGATTGCCGCAGATTATCGTCGTGGATACAGTCGTCGATATTGAGACTGCGGCTCACGGCATTACATCGTATGACCCGTGGCTCGATGCTTCGTCTGCTGACAGGTATGTACTATTTTGCCCTGAACTTCCGCTCGGCAACACGCTTGTCGGCCCGATTGCGATGGAAACGAATCCTCCGCCTCAGGCGACTATTGCGAAAAAGGGTCATATTTTGATTTCTAAATTCGGCACGGTTGACCCTGTAAGTGAAGTAACAATGGGTGAAACGAATGCCATGATTTCATGGCCGACGATTGATCGCTGCTGGATTCTCGATTCGGAATCTCACACAACGTATGGCGCGTAACTCATAGCGTGATAAGGAGATATTGGCAATGACTAATCTACAGGCTTTACAGGCGATGATCGAATATGATAACGATAATTTGCTTACAAAAGCATTACTTGACAGAAGCGTAAGCGAATCGGCAACATATGCGGCATCTGCTCAGAAGTCTGTAGAGTTGGCCGCTGCTGACATATACCTGATACTTCTGAACCACCCTGAATTTAGAGAAGGCTCAAAATATGTCAAGTATACGCGAGAGTCATTGCTTGCTTTACGGCGGGCATTACTGATTAAACACGGCGTAATTGCTGCTGGAGGCGTTATAAGCGTTCCACAGGATTCGAGCTATCAGAAATTATGGTAAAAAAATATCCACATACGGCAACAATATCATGGTTAAGTCCGGGAACAACCAACACCTACGGGGTTTGGACTCCGGGCACTCTTAATACACTATGTATTACGTGTGATATACAGCCGGTGAATGGGCAATATGTAATCGGAGAAGGAGGAGCAGTCCTTAATTATAATTGGGATGTGTTCTCACTATCATTTACTGGATCGGACAATATACCTGATGATGCTAAACTGTCCTTCTTCTCCAAAGATCACATACTTGTTCAGATATTTAATTATCAGAAACACGTGGAGATAAAATGTCAGGGTTAAAGGATGGACCAAAATGCCAGGGCTGATACCTAAGTTTTCAATGCGGGATATAAACGCACGAGTAGACCGATTTGAAAAGGAAAAAACTCGGAAGTTGTTCGAGGTGCTTTCTTATGTCGGGATAGAGAGTGTAAAATTTGCGAAACAAAATCATACTTATGAGGATCAGACTGGCAATCTGACAAGCTCGATAGGTTATGCGATAATTTTCGACGGCT